AATGTGGGCGAATAGTAAGAAGGTGTTAATAGGTGGTGCAAAAGCACTTCTTTCTACTCTTGCGATTGGTGGGTTATTGATTGCACTTGGATTATTTCTGAAAAGTGATACCTTCAAGAAGTTATCAAAATATATCAGTGAAGTAATAATTCCAAAAGCAAAAGAACTTTATGATGCATTCTTTGGAGAAAAAGGTGGAGTAGGTGCAGGGTTTACTAAACTTGCTGAAATTTTTGCTCCCACAGGATCGTTCCTGATCAGGCTTGGGCTACTTACCGCTAAATGGACTGGTAAAGCAGCAATAAAGTTAATATTGTTACCATTGACACTAGGTTTTGCAGCAATAAAAGGTACATTTAAATTACTAGGAAAAATGCTGGGAATAAGTGGCGCACCAGCAGCAAAAGCCGCAAAGGCCGCTGCAGCGGCATCAAAAGTTGCGGCAGCAGCCAGCGCAGCAGCTGCAAAAAAATTGACCGCAAAAGTAGCGCAAGAAGCAGCAGAAAAAATTGCAAAAGAGAAAACTGCTCGAGCAGTGGCTGCAAAGGCAGCTGCAAAGGCATCCCAGAAAGCAGCTGCGGAGGCACTCAAAGCGGCAAAGGCTGCTGAAAAGGCAGCTGCGGCAGCACTAAGGAAAACTACTGCCGCAGCACTTACAAAGAAAACGGCGGAAGCTGCGAAGGCTGCAAAACTTGCGAAGGTTGCTGCACTTGCATTGGCAGCAAAAGAGACTACTGAAGCACTTGCGAAACGTGGCGGGTCTATGGTAAGTAAAGCAGGCAAGACGGTTTATGAATTAACTGCAAAAGGTAAGCCAAATCAAGCATATATTGCAATGCAGCAGGCAGCCAAATTAGCAAAGAACACACTTCCAGCAGCCGCCGAAGGTACTACAAAGGCCACTGCCGCAGTGGTAAAATCGATGGGTGTAAAAAGTGTCGCAAAGGGTGTCGCTAAAGGAGCGCTGAAGAGTACACTTAAAGCTGTTCCGGGTTTTGGACTACTGCTGGGACTATATACCGGCACCAAGAAAGCTATGAAAGGTGACTATGTAGGCGCTGCATTGGAGTACGGAGCGGGCCTGGCGGGACTAGTGCCGGTTTTCGGGACTGCGGCATCTCTTGCCCTCAGTGGTACGTCGCTCGCCAGAGATATGGGCGCATTCAAGGGTGAAGATAAGGATAAAATTAAAAATCTTGGCAAAGGTAGTAAAATTGATGAACTGAAGAAAGACGAAATAGCTAGGAACGCTAAGGCACCGCCCATTACTGGTGGTGGATATACTTATAATACTGATGCAAGTCAAAAATCAGTTGTCAACACTACAGGTCATAGTGGTCGTAATAGCCTCGAAATGAATAAGTACTATAGTCTAAACCGAGGCGGCGGTGGTTAATAAAAGGTTTATAAAAAAAGGGGGGTCAAAAGACCCCCCAGTTTCTTACTCTTTTGCCAACTTTTCAAAGTAGGACATAGTGTCCTCATCATCACCATTATCAACAGTAGGCGCTGGAGTAGGTTTCGTATCCACCTTGGGTTCAACCCACGGTGCATCTTCCATAACCGCTGCAGCAGTTCCTACCGTAGTAGTCCCTGCAAGAACCGTATCCAAACGCTTCTTTAGTTCATCGTAGGACTTGAAGTTAGTTTCAGAGGTAAACTCTGACAGAGGATACTGCTTCTTCCAAATTTCTTCAAGCTTGTCATCATCATCAAACAAAGCAGATGGCGCTTCGAACTCTGACTTATCATAGTTCCAATATCCGTCTACCTTGCGAATCTTCAACTTGAAGTTCGCACCAGCCCAGAAGTCAAAGGGGTTGACAGCAACTTCATCCTTGAATGCTGGTTGCATTGCTTCCATGCACTTGTCAAAGATTTTCTTACCAAAGCGATAGAGCATAACCTTGCCCTCATTCTGAGGATTGGAAGAGTCTTCAACAACAAGGACGTTGGCGAAGTACTGCAACTTACGCTTCTGACGGCGAGCAATCTCCTTGTCAGACTCAACACCAGAGTTCCAATATGCAGAGTTCATCTCTGATACAGGATCATTCTGTCCAATGGTAGTGAGAGAGTTCTCAATATACCACTGACCAGTGGGGCCCTGAAACGCATGGTTCCAGACCTTTGCCCAAGGAAGGTCTTCACCATCAACTGCTGGTAGAAAACGAAGGACAGCATAACCGTTACCCGTCTTATCTACCACAGGTTTCCACAGTCGATCATCCTTATATGACTTCTTCTCTTGTGGGGCGTTCTCTGATTGTACTGCACCAAGCAGTTTGTCTAACGAATTAGACTTCTTTAGTGTACTTAACGACATATGTATTCTCCTTATGTTAATATATGTTTTCGTATGTTTAGATATGTACTTTATCACAAAATTCTGCCTTTGTCAAGTAACTTAGATTATTTTCTTGAATAAATTGCTCTTTAGCATCTACCCAAGAAAACTGAACATCCTTGAACTCTCTAAAAACAGTTTGCATCTGGTTCTTCCAATTCACTGAATTGAAACCTTTTGCATCACTGGGCAGATAATTATCTGTCCCTTTATATATGTTGTTCAACGGCTCGTCATATGACGATAGGTCAAACCCCAATACATAAATCTCTGTTGCACCTGACTGACAAGCCAGATGAATTGCGGTGTTACCCGTTGACCATCCAATCGGAAAGTCAATGTTATTTATGTTGTCATCCTCATTCACATATGTGATCCAGACTCCAACATCCTTCTCCATCTTCATGCGAAGGTCTTTCATATCCAAATCTGGATGCATCTGAATTGCAGCCTCAATCCTCTCATGAAGTGTCATAGGGTCTTTACCCGACACCACACAATTATCAGTCTTGATTTTACTTTTGTGTATGAATGTCTCTGGTATATCATAACCCATGAACATCATATCTGCTACACTAGCAGGAAGGACTGACCAATTTGCAAAGTGACAATGGATATCTCTCCAATCGTTAGATTCGTAAATTTCCTGCTGCATACCATAGTCAACTGCAACAAGATTGTCCACCATCACATCACGATAGATTGCATTGCAACCCCATGTGATAGCATCCATGTCAAGACAGACATCTCCACTGAACCACTTGCGTGACTCACCATTACCAAGAACAACATGTTTCATAGTTCACTCATCAACGGAAAAATCTTTGCGATCTCATGGGCACATGCAATCGCAACTTCTTGATGTTCCTTCTGAGTACCATTCGCACTCCGTAGGTCAATGTAGTGTACCCATGAGCGCAGCGTACCATTCATGTATAGGCGGGATAGTGTGTTACCTTCTGGTAGTACCGCCCTTGCTTGTTCCTTTGCAATACCCTTGGAGATTGCCCACTCATAAGCATCTTTTGCATGATTGATAACCACCTGTTGATACATTTCCCAATCAAACATAAGTCTCTCATCATCAACCTCAACACTATTCTGCCGGTTCTTATCATCCTGTAGACGAGCTTCACGGGTAACAAAAGACAAATCCTTGGTAGGGTCTGCATACCGTTGACTGAACTCTTGGAATGAGAATGAACGATGACGTAGAATCTGACGAGCAATGTCTCTCGTTGTCTCAATCTCAAGACACGCACTAACCATCTCTAGGGGTGACCAGTGCTGATGCTTGATCAGGTACTTAATAAGTTTCTCGCTGGTATCCTTGTTGTTCTGGTTACCGGGATTAGATACTCTCGCACAATATGCAATGAGTTCCTGTGCATCATCTACACCAATAATGTTATCTGGCGTAGAATGTGATGTCATTCTTACTTTCATTTGCTTGCCTTTAGGTTAATATATTGTGTTGGGTCAAATTTGTGTATATTATCAGATGAAATACATTGTCCATCAGACGTGACTCCCCATAGTTGATATGGTAAGACATAATTTCGAGGATTATTTTTCTTATCCTCAATAAGTTTTAACAAATTCAATTCATTTGGTCTAAATGAAAGATAACCACCTTTGTTATAAGCCCATTCAGATAGTCCATTGTATTTTGCTATAATATTACGAAGTCCCATCTTTTTGGTTAAATAAGATGGACCCCCGGTTTCTTCTAGCTCAAGACGTGCTACCTTTGGGCGATATTTGGTAAAGGGGGTAATCTCACCAGATATTAATTTATTAATAAAGTATCTTTCAATGTTATATCCACTATAGAACGGCATTATATTTTTATGGGGTATATGGTCATACCGATAGTCTATAATAAACCGAAAATTACGAGCCGCTAGACCAAATCTCCACCTCAAATAATGAAATCGTTTTTGTCGGGGAGTAGATTTATTCAAAGGTTGGTTGGGGTAATGACCCCAAGCCTGATGAAATGTATCAGCACTACCGCAATCGCAGACAATGTAATCCAAGGGTTTTGATATAGAAAGAAGTTTATGCTCCCTATGAATATCATGATTAAATTTAGAAAGCCGATCCCAAAGAAGAGGACATTCATCTATACTACTTGGTGTTAATTGTATTAATAGTTTATCTTTTGGAACGTGTTCTAACAGTATCAACAATGCCGCTGTGGAATCAATACCACCAGACCAGAAAAATTGAATTGGAATTCCAGTGTCAACCAATTCTTGCGATCTTTCATGCATTAAAGTTTCTAAATCTGGTACAGTTTCATCATAAACAAATGGCGGCATAGGATTAAATGCCTTAGTATTAAATAGAAATTGGTACTTAGAAGAGCGGTCAACAATACATGGTATCCTGAGAAGTCGTCTCAACCTAAGTTCTCTAGCGTTGTTTTTGTATATTGTTTCACGATATTTTTTTGGAATAAAATCACTATCTTCTTTAAGACTTTTTATAACATATTTTATCATGTGTCTTGTATAGTAAATTAAATCTATTTGATTTTCCATTATATACCCTTAAAATGGTGCTGGTACAAGGAATCGAACCTCAAACTGATGATTACAAATCAACTGTTATACCGTTTAACTATACCAGCTATTCCATCTACTTGTTGGGGGCTAATCGCCGTTGCGGTTTATAACCCTTAGGCCAAGTTGGTTGACGATTAGCAAGTTGGGTAACACGCTCAGACAATTCGTCGTTTTTAACCGACATTTCAGCGTTGACAAATTGCATTGCCTTCACTTCGTTTTCCAGTTCCCGGCACCGTGCCTCAAAGAACGCTTCTACTCTTGTTTCCATCTAAATGGACTCCTCTACGAGTTTCAATAGTCTTATCTTATACTGTTCTTGATCAATTGTCAAGAACCTTTCGTAATTATTCATCAGATTATCTAAATCAATCCATATGATATCATCCTCTAATTGTGTATTCCAATCTGGACCAAACGTGACCAGCTCATCCAGTATGATCAATGTCTCTAGAGACACACGGCCACCTAGAAACTCTCTCATTAATTTAGGGTGTTGCCCATTCGTTACTGTAAACAAATCCTCAAACGCATCTACGAGAGGTTTCATCTCCACCTCAAAAAGATCAAAGAAGCCCTGGCGTTTCATTTTCCATGACTCATAGTTCTCATCATTGAAGTTGGCAATATACCCCCTCTTGTCTTTGATGAAATTTGATACAAAGTAGTTTTGAATTTCTTGTTCTGTCTTGTACTTGCGAGCCAATCTAACGAAGAACGACCTGTCCTTGCGTTTATAGAAGGTGTCTCGCTTGATACGGGTCTTACCTTTGTATGTTACAAAGTCATAGTCACCCTTACCAAAGTGTGCTTTCATAGCACAGTACATTAGATAAACGTCAATCGGTTCCATTGCAGATACGCTTCGATACCCAATCAGTTAAAATGCAGGGAATTACCCCGTGAATAATTAGAACGATAGCCATTACCCACGCATGAGCAAGGTGCATAAAATAGTTAGTGTTGTTTTCTCTAAGATGTTTCATCAGTCCATAAACTCCCTGTCTTTAATTAAATGATGTAATCTATGTTTGACTACAGTGAAGAACAGAGCAAATAAATTATTTGCCGTGTATGTTCCGTTTGGAACTTTCAGTTCATATGTCATATGGGGAGTTGCGCCTGTTTAGGTAGGAAGTTTAGTTCCCGTGCGTTTGCTTCAATTTTCTCTTTGAGACTTTTGGAAATTAACTTACCTACCGTATCCGGTTCAATGTCTTGTCGATGGCAGTAATCAAGTACTGCATCCATATGTGAGATATTTTTCTCTATCGCAAGACGTTCAATTTCCATTGAAAAAGTTTTTGCTGTGTTTAGTGTCATTATATACTCTTGTAATTTATTAATAAAATGGAAAGTTAGATTACATTAAGTGCGACGGGTGACACACGCCTAACTTTCCATCCCGTTATTCTAAGTTTAGAACTTATGGCGTGTTTTTACACCGATAATTTTATCACCTGTGTTAAGGTCATTATCAAAATTAACTTCACCATAAGGCGTAATACCAAAGGATTCATTCACATCAAATGTATACCCTGCGGCAAGTTCAATATTAGAAATCTCTTCTTTATCCCAACTGAACTTTGGTAGGACTGATAAATCAAATCCTTTAATTCCAGCAACAATACCAAATTTTGTGGTAGTTGTTTCCTTCGTTGTGTTACGTTCAGTGTCGGTCACAAAAGACATATCAATATTTGATACAGCAGGCAGAACTGCTTTATCTCCTGCCATTGCAACAGTTGAAATACTGGTTGCAAGTGCAATTCCGATAATTAGTTTCTTCATTTGTTTTAGTCTCCTTTAAAGTTGAGGGGCTAACCATTGGCCCCTCACGGATGTATTACGGCATCACCCGTTAGTCAGGTATTTAGTCTGTTAATCAGACACCCATTGCGAGAGCACGATAACCAGCAGCAATCACAGCACGGGTTGGCGTACCCAGACGATACTTTTTGTATGTCTTGGTTTCCCCGTCAAACGTGCTAACCCGCTTGTTAAGATACACAGGATATCCCTGCATACGGAGAGAACTCATCAATGCCCGGACGTTCTTAACGCCATAACGTGCAGTGATCTGCTTCGCAGTAAGTTCACTACCGTTTTCGAGAGCGGTGATAACCTTAGTTGTCTTCGTACTTTTAGTAGTTGCAGTCATATTATAATTCATCCTTTCAAGATGATGACAATATCATCAGTGACATTGTTTACAGAGTATAACAGGTTATTATCTATTTGTCAAGACCTTTTTTGAATAAAGTGGAAGTTTTTTATCCTGTTGCTAAGAAAAAAACTCCCAAAAAAACTCCGAAAGATTATGCTGCTAGAGCGTAATCTCCATAGTTTGCATTATCGTTTGCATTTACTAATTTGACCAATAACGGAGTCATCCGACAATTCTCCACTCGTCTATTCCAGCCTGTCGATCCTATATCGCCCCCATCATAAACACACGAATTAATTAAAAATGTCATCGTGTTTAATCCAAGCATCACAAGTTGGGCAACCTTCTACTGTATCAGGACAACGTGTTCCAAACAGTTTGTGTGTGTAAATCCAACTAATCAACCTATCTAGCATGTGACTTCCGTATGTTTATGGTGGAGGCGGTGGGTACTGCCCCCACGTCCAGTTCAGTTTTCAATTCGTATCATCAAATTGTATCTTATTTATACCACACGGGAGCTAATAAGTCAAGTACTTTATTGTAAAATTTGCTTTTCTGGTTTCCACCCAAGCTTGACTAAAGTGTTAATATCAGCACAAGTTGTTTCTCTTTCTGATGGTGTATCATCATATCGAACTTCGCCAACAAAACCCATTGATTCAGCAACCTTTAATACCGATACAGATTCACCACTACCTATATCTACTATACTTCCTACAAGCGTATCATAATGTTTTATGATCGTATGAATTGCAGAACACAAATCTTCTATGTGAGTAAAATCTCTATAGTGTTTTGCATTAATATATTTTACTTCATCTTTTAACAACCTTTGGTACAACATATCTGGACGGCCAGGATAGACTGTATGAGGGCGAAATCCTACGGAGTTTGGCGGACGTTCTTGTTCGTTCATCAATTTG